CGGCGAACTCACCACCGCGTTGCAGACGATCACCGGGCTGCGGGTCCCACCGTGGGGCGTCAAGCAGATCACTCCGCCCGCCGCGGTCATCGCGCTGCCGGAGCGCATCGACTACGACTCCACGTACGGCCGCGGCTCCGACCGGTTCCCGGACCTCGCCGTAATCGTGCTGGTCGGCAAGCCCGAGGACCGGGCGTCGCGTAAGGCGATCGCCGCGTACGCCGACGGGTCCGGCGCCAAGTCCATCAAGGTCGCGGTCGAGGCGCACACCTACACCAGCTGCGACTCGGTGCGGGTCGCGTGGGCCGAGCCCGACACCGCCACATTCGCCGGCGTCGACTACCTGGCGATGATCTTCCACCTCGACGTCACCGGAAGGGGCGCGTAGCCATGGCTTTCGTTCACGGCAAGAACACCAAGATCACCATCGCCACCAAGGACATCAGCCCGTACACCAAGACGTCGAGCTTCGAGAAGACGGGCGACTCCCACGACACCACCGGCTACTCACCTACCGGAGACGCCAAGACAAAGGCCGGCGGGCTGATCGACGGGAAGTTCACCTGCGGCGGCACCTACGACAACACCGCCTCGACCGGCCCGCGCAACGCCCTGCTGGCGCTGGTCGGCACCACCGTCGCGTGTGTCCGTAACCCCGAGGGTACGGGCACCGGCAAGCCCAACGACGCTTTCAACGGCGTGCTCATCAAGTACGTCGAGACCAACCCGGTCGACGACATGATCAGCTGGTCGGCCGAGGTCGACATCTCCGGCCCGGTCACCACGACCTCGCTGCCGTAACGACAAGGAGGCACCACTCCATGCTGACCCGTGAAGAGATCCTGGCCCGCAAGACCGGCAAGGGCGTCGCGACCCTGCCCGACGGCTCCACCGTGGAGGTGCGGGCGCTCACCCGCAACGAGGTCCTCGCATCGCAGGACCTGCCGACCCTGGCGATGAAGGACAACTACATCGTCGCCTGCGGCATGACCAATCCGAAGCTGACCGTCGACGAGGTGTCGCAGTGGGCCGAGACCGCCGACGCGGGTGACCTCGTGGCCGTCTCCGACCGGATCGCCGAGCTGTCCGGACTCAAGGAGGGTGCCGGGAAAAGCGGCGTACCTACAGCTGGAGGAGAACCCGGATCTTGAGTTCGAGTTCTACCTGGCGCAGAAACTGGCCCGGACCGTCGCCGAGCTGCGGCAGATGGACAACGGCGAGTTCGTGTTGTGGACCCGGTTCTACGCCCGGATCCAGCAGGCCGAAGAGTTGGAACGACTGAAGGCGGGTGTGTGATGGCGGTCAACAGCGCTGGTGGCTCGCGGATCCAGATCACCGGCATCAAGGAGTTCCAGGCGTCGCTGCGCAAGATGGACGCCGACCTCCCGAAGCAGCTCCGTATCGCGCTGAACAAGGCGTCCGAACTGGTCATCGACTACGCCCGCCCGCAGGTGCCATCTCGCTCCGGCGCGGCCAAGGCGTCGCTGAAGGTCCGCTCGAGCCAGCGTGAGGCACGCATCGCGGCCGGCGGCCGGAAGGCGCCGTACTACCCGTGGCTGGACTTCGGCGGGAAGGTCGGCCGCGACAACAGCGTCAAGCGCCCGTTCTACACCGAGGGCCGCTACATCTACCCGAGCCTGCGCAAGAACCGCGAGGAGATCACGAAAGTGATGGCCGCCGCGCTGGCCGACCTCGCCAAGAGTGCCGGGCTGGAGGTGTCCTGATGGCAGGCAACCAGGTGACGCTCACCTTCGCGGGCGAGACCAAGAACATCGAGGACTCGTTCGGCCGGGTCGGTGCCGGCGCGAAAGGTATGTCCGACAAGGTTGGTCAGGCGGGCAAAGGCTTCGACGACTTCGGCGAGAAGATCGGCGACCAGGAACGACGCTGGCAGGGGCTGCGATCGTCGATCACCGGTACCACCGACGTGGCCGGCGGCGCCGCCGCCATCATGAAAGGCGACCTGCTCGGCGGTTCCGTGCTGGTTGCCGGGGGCCTCGCGGACCTGGCTCAGGGCTTCGCTGACACGTTGGTACCGCTGGCCAAGGTGGTGGCTACCACCATCGCCCATACAGCCGCCATGGTGGGGCACGCGGTGGCTACTACGGCTGTGTCCGCGGCCACGAAGATTTGGGCCGGGGTGCAGTGGCTGCTGAATGCGGCCCTGCTCGCCAACCCGATCGTGCTGATCGTCGCCGGGATCGTGCTGCTGATCGGCGTCATCATCCTGATCGCGAAGAAGACCGACTGGTTCTCCAAGGCGTGGGGCGCCGCCTGGGGTTGGATCAAGAAGGCCGCGTCGAATGTGTGGGACTGGCTGAAGAAGGTCCCGGGCTGGATCGGCACCGCCTTCTCCAAGGTCGCCGACTTCATCACCGCGCCGTTCAAGGCCGCGTTCAATTTCATCGCCCGGGCCTGGAATGCGACGGTGGGCGGGTTGTCGTTCACCGTCCCGTCGTGGATCCCCGGCATCGGCGGCAAGGGCTTCTCCATGCCGCACATCCCCACGTTCCATGCCGGCGGTGTCGTGCCCGGCGTCCCCGGCACCCCCACGGTGGCGCTGCTGCAGGCCGGCGAACGGGTCGGGTCCGTCGCGTCGTCCGGGTCGGGCGGCGAGCAGTGGGTGCGGGTCGACCTCGGCGACCTCGGTGACGCGCTGCTGCAGCCGATCGCGAAGGCCGTCTCGCGCCGCGGCGGCCAGGTCACCCACCTCGGGGTGCGGGTCGTCAACGGGCAGGTGCGGGCATGACGCTAAGCGCGATCGGCCAACACGACCCAGGTTCCGTACCAGGCCCGCGACGAGGGCATCGGTACGTAGTCCACGCCGCCAGCGAGCGAACCGACCTCGCCGATGATGACCGTGGTGCTGACAAGCCGGTCGGGGTCCGCGTCCCGCATCGTCCGAACAAACCCGCGACGCTCCAGACCGCGCACCGCGGATCGCGCCTTCGCCATCTCGTTCGGGTCGTCGGGGTCGTCGGCCAACTCCCACAGCGGTGTCCACCCTCGGCCGACGAGCTGTACGAGTATCTGGTGCTGCCGGTCACCCATTCCCCTACCCATGACCTAAGTCTACCGCCAAGCTCGAACATAGTGATAGATCTAAGGTTACCGGGAAGCTTGAAGATAAATATAGGGGTGCGGGCATGACCACCCGCAACGCCGTCCTCGAGATGTACCTGTCCGGGGCGTGGACCACCGTGCCGCTGTACTCGGCGGCCGGGGTGACCATCACCCGCGGCCACGAGCCCGACGGGTCGTGGCCCCGACCCACCCGCATCGACTGCGAGATCAACAACGACAGCCTGAACTACGACCCGTCACGGCCGCAGTCGACCCTGTACGGCATCGCCGGGCGCAACACCAAGACCCGGGTCACCGTCGACACCAATCAGCGGGTGTGGGCCGAAGCGTCGAGCTGGCAGCCCGACAAGACCCCCGAACACGTGTCCGGCGCGAACAAGGGCCGGTCGTGGACGAAGCTCGTCGCCGAGGGCGTATTGCGCCGCATCGGCATGTGGACCGACCCGCTGCGCTCGCCCATGTACCGCACCATCTCCGCCCGGTCGACCAACATCGGGCACTGGTCGCTGGAGGACGACCGGGACGCGCTCACCCTGGCGAACTCGGCGAGCAGCGGGGCGGCCACCTACAAGGGCGGGGTGACGCTCGGCGAGTCCGAGGCAGCGCAGGGCGCCGCGCAGACCGTGAAGGTGGTCACCGGCTCGCAGATCACCGGCCGGTTCGTGTCGGCGGGTATCTCGACGACCGCCGGGTGGCAGGTGTCGTTCAGTGCGAGGCTGCCCGCGCTGCCCGGCTCGGCCACCTACGAACCGCTGCTCACCTGGACCACGTCGAACGGCTACACCTGGTCCTGGCTCATCAACAACGCCAACTACTTCATCTCCGTGGTCGACGCGACCGGGACCACGCTGTACAACAACGGCACCGCGTTCTCGACGAACGGCGCCCCCACCGACTGGATGACCTTCCGGCTCAAGGCCAGCGTGTCGGGTGGCACCGTCACGATCGAGCCGGCCTGGTACCGGCAGAACTTCCCCGTCGTGACCGGCTTCACCGACACCTTCGCCGGCTCGGTGGGCGCGCTGCGGCAGATGCAGCAGGTCGGCGGGGTCCACACCAACGGGGCGTGGTTCTCGCACATCTTCGCCGTCACCGGCCTGACCGACGCGCTGACCTCCGGCACCGCCATCGCCGTGTTCAACGGCTACCTGAACGAGCCGGCCGGCACCCGCTTCCTGCGGTTGTGCACCGAGCTCGGCATCCAGGGGTACATGATCGGCGCCTCGACCGACACCACCCTGATGGGTCCGCAGCGGGCGGTCACGTTCCTGGAGCTGCTCAAGGAGATCCGCAACACCGAAGACGGGCGGATCGACGACGAGCGGTTCGACATCGCGCTGACCATGCGCACCCGCCGGGTCATGTACAACCAGACCGCCGCGCTCACGCTCACGTACCCGGCGCAGGTGGCCGTGCCGTTCAACAAGATCCTCGACGACCTGAACACGCACAACGTGGTCACCGTCAAGAACACCTCCGGCGGCGAGGTCACAGCGTCGCTGACGACCGGGCCCATGAGCGTGCTGGCACCGCCGGCCGGGGTCGGCGAGTACAAGCAGACCGTCGACGTGAACGTGGCCAACGAGTCCACGCAGCTGCTCGACATCGCCACCTGGCACCGGGCGAAGGGCACCC